GCAGTATCAGCCGCCCAGAATTGTTTCCAGCTATCACCTACATTAACATACCCTTCGGTAACATCTTTCCAAGTATCCCCTATGTTTATTTGGATACTATCTAAAGATTTCCAAGTATCTCCAATATTAATCTTATTATCTGAATTAGCCACTTTACCCCCTTATGCTGTATACTTAAAGTATAGACTACCAATTGTTGTAGTTGAAGCTGTAGGTGCATCTCCTGTTCCATAAGCAACATTTACTACTTCATCTGTAGCTGCTGTTCCATGATCTGAAGCAACCAAAGCACCTGTCATTGTTTCACCAGCAACATCAACCTTAGTAGAATCCGCTGGAACAGAACCCCAACTAATATCAGTACCATCACTTGATAATACCTGACCTGATGTTCCAACTGGTAATCTTGTTGTAGCACTATCAGATCTATATATAATATCACCACGTGTAGTTAATGGATCAGAGAAACCAGATGAACTAGCTGCCCATTTCCAACCACCTGTAGCACCACTATCAGCAGTCAATACAAAATCATTTGTTGGTGCATTACTTATTAACATATTAGCTTCATCAACAACATTAGCAGCAATTGTTAGAGCAGTTGAACCAGTAACTTCACCAGTATGTGTAACATTTGAAACTTTATTATTTAATTGAGTTTGAATAGAACTAGTTACTCCATCAACATAATTTAATTCAGTAGTAGTTAATGTTGCACCATCTAATATATTCAATTCAGTAGCATTAGCAGAACCTGGATATGAAACTTTAGAATTATTAGTAGCTATATTACTTTCCATAGTATCTAAATTAACTGCTTGTGTAACACTTATATAAGATACTTTAGTTGAATCACCAGATGGATATGTAACTTTAGCAGTATTCAATCCAACAGCAGATGTTAAATCAGTATTAGCTACATTACCTAATCCAATATCAGTTTTAGTAACTGAATGTGGATTACCAGTAGTAGTCGTTCTATGAGATGTATTAGATGAAACTGCAGAAGCATCTGTATATGAAACTTTAGCTGTGTTAGCAGTTATTTCATCAAATTTAGCTTTAGTTAATAAACCAGCTCTTGTTGTACTAGCAGAAACTAATGTAGCATTATCACCATCACTTGAATTAACATTAACTGTAGTTGTTGTAGCAGTTCCTTCACTTAAATTAGTTGAAACATTATGATTTATATCTGAAACTTTAACATTATTTGCAACGTGTTCATCATACATTGTAGTAGTCATTACACCAGCATTAGTTCCATCTGCAGCAGCTATTGTATCATTAGTTCCATCACTTGATTGAATTTCAACATTAGTTGGAGCTTCTACTACTGTAATATTAGTTGAAACATTTGTAACCTTAGCTGTATTTAAATTAACTGCAGATGTTAAATCAGTATTAGCTACATTACCTAAACCTACATCACTTTTAGTAACTGTATGACTATGTAGAGCAGTATTAGATCCATCAGTTAAGGTTTCTAATTCTGAACCAGTAGCTGTAGTATCTGAATGAGAAGCAACTGTATGAGATTGAGCATGATGTGCATTTGGTAAAGCAGTATGTGTTGAAATATCAGTATCAATTTTAGAATCAACTGTAGCACTTAAATCATAACGTGCATCACCTCTTGTATTATTATGATATTGGGAATGATCATCGTCATCTCTACCAGTTAATAAACCATGATCAGTTACTCCACCACTAGAAACATCACCCCATTCAACATCAGTTCCATCAGAAGTAAGTGCCTGGCCAGCAGTTCCAACTGGTAATCTAGTAGTAGTTCCACTTGAATTTTTAATTATAATATCACCACGAGTAGTCATTGGATCACTAAATCCAGAACTTGCAGCCGCCCATTTCCATCCACCTGTAGCACCACTATCAGCAGTTAATACAAAATCATTTGTTGGTGCATTTGAAATTTTCATATTAGCTTCATCAACAATATTATTAGCAATTGTTAAAGCACCAGAACCTGTTACTTCACCTGTATGAGTAGCATTTGTAACTTTAGCAGTATTTAATGCAACAGCAGATGCCGCAGTATATGAAATTTTATTAGTATTAGCAGTTATTTCATCAAATTTAGCTTTAGTTAATAAACCTGCTCTACTAGTTGATGCTGAAACTAATGTGGCATTATCACCATCACTTGAATTAACATTAACTGTAGTTGTTGTAGCAGTTCCTTCACTTAAATTAGTTGAAACATTTGTAACTTTAGCAGTATTCAAATTAACTGCAGATGTTAAATCAGTATTAGCTACATTACCTAAACCAACATCTGATTTACTAACTGAATGTGGATTACCAGTAGTAGCAGTAACATGAGTTTGAATATTTGAATTTTTAGATTCGTATCTTGCATCACCTCTTGTATCATTATGATATTGAGAATGATCGTCATCTGTTAATCCAGTTAATGAACCATGATCAGTTACACCACCACCAGATACTACTTCTTTCCATTTCATACCACCTGATTTAGTAGAGTCAGCAGTTAATACAAAATCATTAGTAGGTCCTTCATCTAATTTCAAATTAGCTTCATCAATAACATTATCTTTAATAACTAATGATCCAGATGTATCAGTTACTTCACCAGTATGTGTTATATTAGTATTAGTTTCTAAACTTGAATATTGTGTATTGGTTGCATTATCACCACTATTTGATCCACTAGTATTACTTAATATAGTTTTTTCAGCATCTGTTACAAAATTATCATCTGAACCTTTAGCTATTTCATTTCTAGTATCCCTGCTAGTTGGTGCTGGATGAGTTGTGGTATGAGTTGATATTAAACCACTAGCTGTTCCTGCTATTTCATTTCTAGTATCCCTATTAGTTGGAGCTGGATGACTACTAACATGACTTGATATTAAACCACTAGCTGTTCCTACATCTTCTTTTCCTGATAAATCTTGATCACCAGTATTAGATCCAGATGTATTTGAATATAAAGTATTTAATTGAGCACCTGTAACAGTAGTATCTGAATGAGAAGCAACGGTATGAGATTCTGAATGATCATTAAAAACTGCAGATGTGGTATCTAAATTTGGAACATTACTTAATCCAACCTCACTCTTAACATGAGTATGATCTGGTAATGAACTATTTATAGCGCCAACAATACCATAATTAACAGCTATCAATGAGGAATCAATATTATCACTATCATCAGTAAGAGTAACTGTAGTTATAGATGTATACGCTGAACTCTCAATAGTTCCATACCAAGTTGAATTACCAGTAAGTTGGACTTTTCGTCCTGCATGAAATTCAGTAGTATTATTTCCTAATAATGAAAAGCTATTTGCACTTATATAAGTTGCAGATATAGACATAATATTTCTCCTATTGTTTATATATATGTTCTGAAAAATATCAGATGGATGGTGGTGCTTTATATTCAATTATAGTCATTGGATATAAACTACCTTGACCTATTGGGTGTGCTACTGAAACTGAATGTGACTTTGTTATTACGTGTCCCATTCTAACTGTTGTTGAATCTATTTTTTTAAATCCTACTTGATAATATCTTGCAACAAGACTAACTGTTTTTGTTAAATTAATTGTTCCTTGTATATTAAAATAATTATTTGAATCGTTAACCGTTATATCATTTGTAGCTGTTTCATCATTAGCAGTTAGACTCCAATAATAATGATTTAATATATTTACATACCCTGTTTCATTTGAATTGAATATAACATTAGCTGTTGAATCATATATTATTAAACCATTATCATTAGTAGTTGTTGTTTGACCATCTCTATATAATATCCATTCACATTCACAAGTAGCATCAGCAGCTATCATAATAGATTCAAATGTTCCTGGTGTTGTTGTATCAAGAAATCCATATGGAATCATATAAGCATCTGTATTAGGTTTTAAAACTAATACTAAATGTGATGTTGTATTTGTTATAGATATTTCATTTATACCCGGAACCAATGATGATGTACCACTTTCATAATAAGTATAATTTTTATATACACTATCTATAACTACTTTGCCTGCTGAATTTTTAATTACTAAACCATAATCACTCATCTTAATACCCCATTATTATAATTTGTGATCTACCATTTCTAATATCATATTCCATGTAATCCAATATAATAGGATTATAAACCCACATTTCAGTTCTAACCCCATCAACTATTGTTGTATAATTATCTGAAACATTTAGATTATGTGTTAGAGTTCCACTTGCTAATGAATGAACAAATCCTACTATTTCAGTTTTTTCATCAGTTGATACCCATATAGTTCCACTATCATCAGGTTCTACAATTTCACTATATAAAATTCTTGAAATATTATCATTAGGATCTATAGTAACATCACCATTATCATCATAACATCTTAAACCATATTTTTTTAATGGAGTAGATTGTGTAGTTACTCTTAATTGAATGTTATTTAAATGTAAATCAAATAATATAGATGGTGTTTCTATATCACTACTTAATGCAAATAAAGATATTTGTAAACCAGGTATATCAGACCATTCCCATTCACCATAATTAGGACAAGTATGTCGACCAGTTATCTCTAACCAATGAGTATCCTCTGTTGTTGAAATATTACCTACTTCATATTCTGATGCAAACCTTGGTGTTATATTATTATTATATCCTCTCATTGCATATCTAGAAGCTATATCACTATAACCAGTAAATCCAACTTCAACACTAACTATATAATCTGATCTTGATGTATTTATATTATTACCACCTACCCATAATATCTTACTATATGATACATCATTAAGAGTAGCATATGTTGTTGCAGTTCCATCTATGGTATTATTTATATCAGTCCATGCCGAACCAACCCCAGCAGTATTATTATTATCTGCTTGACCTACAACTATAAAATCTCCATATAAGATAGCCATTATGGTAACTCTCCTAATATTACCCTGGTGTTTCCTAAACTATCCTTAACTGTAATTGTATTACCATCAAATGTTGTCTTACCATCTGCTGATGAAATAACAATATGATCTGTAGTAATAGTTCCTGCACCTAAATCTTCAATGAATACAACTGATCTTAAACTAAATGATATAATAGTAGCAGTATTAGAAGATTCACTTGGCACAAATATCATTTTAATATATTTAATTTGAATATCAGTAGGTGTTTGAAATGTATTTAATCCTGAGTCTAACTGTATATATGATGCCTGTGCTAGTTCATTGGTCGATTGTTGGGTCAAAGTGCTTGGTGAATGATTGGTGGTTGTGGCAGCTAAATATGTCCAATCCTCACCATTTATTGAGTATGCGAAATATACTTTAACATCATCTTCATCTACTCTAACCTTAATTAAATTAGCTGTTTGATCAACTGGATATTCAGTTTCTAAAAATATTTCAGAAGTTGAATCAGTATATGTTATTGAAATATTAGAATTAGAATCTCCATCTATTAAATTATTATAAGCATCCATATCAGTTCTATATTGAATAGTATTATAATTATCCCAGAATAATATTGATCCTGTTGATCTCTTTGCTTGTAAATAAGTATCTCTATAATTATCAAGTCTCCAAGCAGCAACAGCAGTAGAATCTCCATATGTAACATCATAATCCCAGTAACCCGTTCCATCATTATTATATGTTAACCAATCACTTTCAGTTATAATAACACCAGTTGAATCCATAAAATTCTCAGTAACATCAGTTAGGTCTGATAACATTGAAATTTCAGTATCTTCATCAGTATTTGAATAATTATATTTTATTGCTTTAATTATATCTGAAATAGTATTAGATGTATAATTTATCATCTTATAACTCCTTTATTTAATAAACAAGCATGACATTGACCACATTGTTTGTCTGTATGTGATGATCTACAAGACCAAGTTAATTCAAATAAATCTTTAGGTAATAATTTTATAACTTCAACTTTATGTAAATCTTTACCTGGTTTTAATGTTTCCCATTCTAATCCATCATATGTTTCAGCAAATACTTTCCATATTTTATTAGCAGCAACATCTCCATCAACACCACCATCTTCTAAATTACGACCAGTAGTTATAGCAGTAACACCAGGTAACTTACATGCAACCGTAGCACCAATAAATAATGATAAATCAATATCTTGTCCTGAAACATTTGAATTAATCCACCAATTACTATTATAATTTTTAACAATTCTATTAGGATAATTATTATTACACCATTCTATAATTGAATTAGTAGCTTTAGTTTCTTGTTGATATCTACGTTCTCTATCACTTCTTAAAATTATATGATGTGTGTAGATAGGTAAGTTAGTATTCTCTAAATAATAATACATACAATAAGCACTATCTACACCACCAGATAACATAACTAATATATTGTCCATTTTATTGTCCTATAGCTGTCCAATTTAATGATCCATTAGCTAATACTTGAGCTCCACCTAAATCAGTTCTATAACTATCCATCCTTGCAATAATACTTGATCCATTTATATTAACAGTTGAATATGGATTTGAACTTAATATTGTTGATGTTGCAGATGAATATGTTGCAGTAACTCTAATATAAGATATGTCAGACCCCCATACTCCAGTATCTAAAGTTATTGGAGTATAACCATTACTTGCAGCTTTATATATTTTTGAATTATATCTTTCAGCTCCATCCCACCATGAAAATTTAATAGTAACATTAGCTGCAAAATATCTTGTTGTGTAAGTTCCACCAGCACCACCTTCATCACCATCACCATTATAAGTACTAGAAAAAGTATAACCTACAAATGATGCATAACAAATAACTCTTCTAATATTTGCTATATTAACAAATTGATACCAACTTGTTACTGATGGTGTAGAAGTATTTCCTGATCCTCCTGTATATCCACTAATTGCCACACCACTTATGGAACCAGATGCCATAACTAATTGAGCAACTGGTGTAAATTTCCATATCATAGAACCAGTATATGTTTCTGTTAATCCTGAAACATCTAAATGTAATGTTTGATCCTGTCCAGAAGCAGATCCATCATATGTTTGTAATGAATTTGGTGAAACAATTACTTTAGGTCTATTCTTGAAATAACCTGGTATAGTAACTTGAGTATTATTTTGTCCAACACCAGTTTCAATATGGCTAACTGTTTTATATGGAACATGATTAGAACCATTCCAAATATAAAAATTTAAATCACCAGAATCCATATTCAAATAATCATTATGATATGTTCCACCATCAGGTGCTACAGTTATATCATTAGTACTAGCAGATGTTCTAATTTGAATATTATAATCACCACAAATAATAGATCCACCTTCTGATAATTTTATACTTGATCCAACATAAACATCTCCACCATCAATTTTAGTTTGATCAGAAGGATGTTCCCAAGCTGAGTTATCAGATCCATCTGAACCTTTAAATAATGCCCAATCATAATCACTATAAGTAGTTGAATCAGCAACATTATTATCAGTTAGTATACCTACATAATTTTCAACACCAGTATAAGTAGTTGTAAATCCAGTTGATCCATTGGTTGTTGTTGCATAAGCATAATGAACGTAAGTGCTTAATCCATCTTCTCCATCAACACCTGGAGTTCCATTAGTTCCGTCAGTTCCATCTGCACCATCAGTTCCATCTATACCTGGTGCACCTTGTAATGTATATACACTCCACCATGTATTAGATTCTGTAGGTAATGTTGGAGGTTCATTAGTTCCAGTTGTTGAAGTATGATTTAAAATACATACCCAACCATTATCACTACTATCTAAAACTATATCACCAACAGTATATGCTGTTGCATTAACCCAATCACCAGTGAAATAATTCCTTGTTGCATTATCATCAGGTTTAGTATCACCAATAATAGCACTATAATCTATTGAAGAACTTCCTGTAAATGTTACTGTTCCCTTAATAGTTCCTTCATCAATATCAATTTGTAATCCAGATGTTGGATAATCAGTTGATTCAATAAGTCCTGTTGTAATAACACCTATATCACCAGAAATAGCACTTAAACTTTCAACCGCTAAATCCTCAGCAATAACTATTCTTCTAAATACCAATTCATAAATAGTTGAAGATGAAGCATTAATATATAATCTACAATATCTAGCAATAACATTATTAGGAAAGAAAGCATAATTAAAACCAGTATCAGTAGTCCAATAATTAGTTTCAGCTAAAGCTAATGTTGATCTTGAAGTTAATCTATATTGATCATTTGATAAAGCTAATTCATGAGAAGCATCACCAGATAAGAATGACCAATCATCTTCTATTTTTCTTTTATAAGCAACTGCTACATTTAAAGCACCAGCACCCCAGATTTGAATACCATTAATATAATCTTCAATACCTAAATCTGCTTGAATCCATTTCCATCCACCAGTATAAGCAACTCCACCTGAATCAGTAACACCATCATATAAAGCATTTAATGTAGTAGTAGTATTTGAATCTTCATCTGTCCATATAATAGAAGCTTGTAATTCAACATTAATATCTTCTGATGGTATTTGTGTAGCTTGATCATTGAAATTACCAGTAGTTTCTGTTCCTGCACCAAATAGATCATATGGCATAATTTTGAAATAATAAGTAGTTCCATAACTTAAACCAATAATTTCAGTTCTATTACCTGGATATTTAATATCTTTAAATTCAGTTTCACTATCTAATGTATCACCCCAATATACTCTATAATAATCCATATCATTATCAGTTATATTAATCCAATCTAATTTCATATATGTAGAACCAGGTCTTAGATTAATAGTAGTGCTACTCATATCTGGTTCTGGATTGGTGCATGTAACTGATGCATAAGAAGCAGATGCTGTATCATAAACATCTACGGCATATACATCAAATATTATATTTCTATTTGGTGATCCTGAATGATGATCTGAATTATCTGAATAAGTATAAGTAAATTTTAAATCATCATAAGGAACATTATATGTAGCTAACAATGTTGAATCTGAATATTTCCTTGCCTCAACTTTATAATATGATATATTACTTCCACCAACAGTTGCATGTTCAAATATAATATTACCAGTAGTATCATAATCCATACCAGTAGAATGTTCCCATTCAATAGTGCAATCTCTACCACTAAATACACCTTCACCTTCTACGGTATCTAAATTTTGTGGAGGTTGTAAATTAGTTAGACCTGCTGCTAAATCAACATTGGTTACAACTAACCATTCAGAAACTAAACCAACACCAACACCTCTAACTCTAATACTATAAACACCATCTGAAACATTTCTCCAATCATAAGAACTTTCATATGAATTACCTAACTTAATCCAACTAGATGTTGTTGGTTTATACATTACCTCATAATAAATAGTTCTAGGATCAATTGAATGTAACCATGATAATTGAATACCATACTTTCTTATTGATTGATCACTTTCAGTATATGTATAAGTCTCATAAAATAATCCAGTAGGTGGAGTTAATTTAGAAGCTAATAACCCAGTAGTAGGTGCAACTGAATTAATAACACCATTATCTACATAATCATATTTACCAGAATCATATTCAACACCAGTAACATCATAGAAACCATCATTTTCAACTACACTTATAATAACAAAGTTTCTAGTCGTTAAATTGGATGCTGATAATACTAATTGTGCACCAGTAAATGGAATATCATCTAAAGCAGATGACCAAGTTAATGTATTAGTAGTAGTTGATGGATTAATTAAAACTCTTTCAACAGGTATACCCTCAGCAGTTTGAAGATACATTGTATATGTAACACCTGATTCTATTACTATATCCTTATCTAAAACTAATTGTGTAGTTGAATTAGATGTTGAATCAGTTACTCTACCTTCTAATGTAGTATTTGAATAATTTGGATCTTGAACTGCTATTAATTCACCAGGTAATGCATCCGCCCATTCAAATCCACCTCTAAATGAAACTGTTTCTTTAGCATTTAAGTCAGTATATAATGCATACTTACCTCTTCTAATTGCTTCAGTTTTAGAATTACATCCAAATGCAGCAAAGTCCATTTCATTATAACCATATAATTGAATACCAGCTTCATCTACAATCTCAACGACATCTAATTTACCTAGTATATCAGGATTATTCCATGATACCTTAACAACTGTATGTCTATCTCTTTTAGGTATACCGGTATATTCAAATCCTTCTGCACTTACATTTGATAAACCTACTGGTCTTGGTGGAGATGTTATTGGAGCATCTTGTACAAATGAAATCTGACCACCTGACCAAATTGGATATCCTCTAAACACTGAACACATATGAACTATAACTTCTAATGCTTGAGTTCTTGTTTCAATAACACCATTGAATGAAAATCTTGGTTCTACAGCAGTTGAGTCAGACCATACTCCAGTATCTTCATCTTTTGATCTTGTTATAATATCAACAGTTTCATCACAATATTGACCAACGGTATATAAGCTCCATTTGTCAACCATGTCTTCATCAATTACTAAACCTAAACATGAATAAGGATCGGTTAATAAATCATATACTATCCATGCAGGATTATTAGAAACAGCTGTTATAAATGTACCATCCCATATTCCTGAATAAGTTCTATTATCTTCTGCTGGACTATAATTACTTGGGATTTTAATATTTCTACCATTAACTTTATATGCTCTTGTAGGCATCTTATTACCAAACTCTCTACCATTAATGGTAAGACCAATTACTGATCTATCATCATATTTTAATTTGGTTTTAATTATAGTAGTATATGAATACCATTTGAAAGAATTGACTAATTTAGCACTACCTGAATCAGTAGTTATTCTTTCAACAGTAATTACCCAAGGACCAGATCCATATTGTAATAAATTTTCAATTATAAATTGCTTTCTATATTCAGTTATACATTTACCAAATATCTGTCCACCACCATCACTCTTTACAACTGCTTGTTTAGTTCCACCGTCAGGAGTAACTGAAATTTGTAATTGTAATGTTGTTTCATTCAAATCACCATTATCAGCTTGTTCCATCATAGAAGGTATTGAAATAGTTACTTTACAGTCATCAACATCTGTATCTGTAATACTTCTTACAATCGCACCACCTGTAGCAGTTACATTTAAACCAACACTATATGTTGTTTCAACACCTTGAAAATCAGTTAATGAATCTTGATCTCCTTCTCCTTTTCTTGCATCTAATGAAACACCTTGAAAATTATAAGATAAATCTGTATTTTGGATAGGAATTTCATTTAAGTATGTTGATTGATACCAACTATCTCCTGTTGCAGGTCCACCAATCTCACCTTCACCTAATAAATCAATTAACTTTGCAATAGTATTTGCTTGTAATGTATTTTCAGCTTCGATTGGAATATAAGTATCTTCACCTCCACCACCACCTGATCCTCTAATTATTTTTTTAGACATTAGTGACGTCCTCCATAATCTATGTTTTGTTCTGCTGGTATGGTTGGTGTTACTGTTTCAACTACTTCTGGTGCAACATAAATATCACCTATTTCTAACCCTCCTGAAATAAATGTTGATCCTACAAATGCACCAAATCCATATATAAGAGGTACTGCTCCACCTGCTGCAGTTCTATTAGTAGGTCCATCAAATAAATAAGAAGGTCTTTCATTAGCAACTTCTCTATCTCCATAATTACTTGCTGTTGGTGCTGGTGCTAATAATCCTGCTATCCCACCAATCACCATACCAATACCAGCATTAATAAACCAAGTACCAGAAATACCAGTATAAACATTTAATACTACACCAATAACAATTAATATAGCACCTAATATTATCTTTCCAAAACTTCCACTTCCTCTTGGTAAAGGTAATATATGCCAAGTAGTATCAGCGAAATTCATTTCAACTTCTAAAGCATCAACATCTGTGGCTGTTTTGAATGTGTCTCCACGTCTAATAACATAGTTTTTATCTTTATCAATATTAGATCTAAACCCAGGTATATTAGCTTCTAATGCTTTCATCATTTCTTTGACAGAATTAACTCTGATATTCAAAACCTTTCCAAATTTCTTAGCAAGTTTTCCATATAATTTAATCATTAGAGTACCTCATTACTTTTCTTAAAAATTTTCTATTGAAATTTATAGGATATGTGCCTGATACTCCATTATACATATGATGTAATACTTCTCCTTTATCACTTGTTACAGCAGCTACATGATTGATATACCTTGATCCATCAATGTTATATAATAGGATATCATTCTTTCTTATATCATTAATAGGAACCTCATAAAACTTATCATCTTGGTTAATATATTCCATGAAACAATCTTCATTTTTCATCCAGAATGCCCATTCATGAGGTGGGGTCTTAATGGTATAATCAAATACTTCTTGAACATAATGTTCTACTAATGTACCACAATCAAATACACCCCAAAAGAATGGTCTACCCATTAAAGGAGCATGATCTTTAGTTCCAAATACAACACAATCCATTAGTGATTTATTTCTTAAATTAATAACCAATGAAGGAACTAATAATTCTCTTTGTTGAATTTGATCATCTAATGATAGTTTATTATAATCATTATGACTATGTACTAAACAATCAACTTCATCTTGAATATAAGCTATGTACCATATATCATCATCAAATACAAATTGTTTAGAAGGATCTTCTGCTATATTTTTAAACCTAACATATTCACCTTTTATAATTGCACCACAAGATTCATTAGGAAACTCTGATCGAGCATGTTGAATAGCTTCCTGAATAGCTTCCTGATTAAGGTCACCTGTATATATATTTGGACAATATTTGAATGTCATGATAACTCCTTATCTATACTTATTTTGAATTTGACCCACAACAGGGAAACCTTTAAATGGTAATTCAGCATCAGCAGTTGAATATCTCAATTCACAATCACTTAAGGTCTTACCACATTTATCATTTGCAATAGTAGTCGATACTCCTTCATTATCAAAATAAGTAGTTCCTGTATATGGACATGTAGCTAATGTATAATCAAATCCTGAATCATATATCCTATATCTATGTTGGCAATAAGATAATACTTGATTCTTTGGTATTTGTTTTTGTCCAATATCTAAAGGACTAACCAATTCCCATTCAATATAATGTTTATTTTGAACTGTTTTTTGTTCTATATAAAATATATCAGAAGGAAATTGTGCAGTTGCATCAGAAGTAGCTTGACTATCTAAATATTTTTTGAAAGTTCTTATTCTAGTTACCTTAGCACCTATACCATCTTGATATTCATTAATTAATCCAGTAAATGCTAAAAATATATTAGCAACCTTAATCTTTGGTCTTGGCATTCTACCATCACCAGTAACTTCCATACCAGTTATTTCACAAGCTAATTGTAAATATATTTGACCACCAAATGTTACACTTGATCCACCTTCAGTAGCTGGAGTAAAGTAATAAATTCCTCCATCTACATTAGATGCATCAATCTTATATAAATCAATTAGATCACTACCTACATTTAATTTTTGAATATCAGTTTTTATTTTAGTATTAGTTGTCATATTAACCTACCCACTCTTCAAAGGAACAAGTTATTTGATACATACTAGCTCCTAAAGGTTGTATTGACCATGAAGGAACTATATATTTCTTTTGATTAGCTCCTGCTTCAGGTGATGTCCAATAGAACCAATCATATCCATTAGTAGCTAAAAAGAAATCTTCTACAGTTTGTTTATTAGTATCATTTAAAACAAATATAAGACTCCACTTTTCTAAATTTGCATTTAAACCATCACCTGCTATTTGTCTATAACCATTACCAAAACTAATCATCTTAACTCTTGGTGTTTGAGATCTATTAGAAGAATTTTCTGGTTTAATAGTTGTTGGGAATGTAGTTCCAGCCATTTTTAAGCACCTCCATATAGTAAACCACCATATCTTTTTTCTTGACCTAATACTTCTTTAATTTTAGCAGTTATAGCCATAGCAGTTTGATTAGCGAATTTTTGTTTGTCTTCTTCTGATCCACCAGCACCTTGATCAATATTAATATTATTAGTTACATTAATAGAAGCACCACCACCAGAACTTTCTATTCCTAACCTTCCACCTGAACCACGTTTAAGAGGCATAATTGCTTCTGGACCAGCTTCTCCCATAAGACCTGCACCATTAGCCATAGGAAATATAGTTGGTTTATTTACAATACCACCTTTAGCAAATGGAATTACATTACCATTATTGAATACATTACCTTTGGCACTTGGTATTAAACCACCAATCATTCCAAATATACCACCTGAACCATCTGATCCTTGTAATGCATTTAGTATAGCTTGTTGAATAATCATTTTAGCAATTTGTTTTAAGAATGATGCAGCGAAATCTCTAAAAGAATCACTAGCAGATTTAGTTCCATCAATCCAATCAAATAATGCATCAGTCATACCAAATGAAAGTGATGTTGCCATTTCTTCTGTGTTTTCCATAAATATATCTTTAAAACTTTTAGTTGCTTCACCTGCTTCATCTACAGAACTTAAATATGGTCCCATATCAACATCATATGTATCTTCAACAGCTTCTTCCATAAGATTTTGTAGTTTTATATTTTCAGCTAAAGCTAATTTCTCATTATTTAAATCAGATAATCTTTGATCAACATATGCTTGAACTTCATCATTTCCATAATCATCAATAGAACTATTACTAGATGTTTGATTATTAGGATAGTCGTCGGCATATCCATCTGGGGTTGGTGTTGGTTTTGGTGTTGGTATAGGCACTAATAGTTTTTTATTAGTTTTATCTATACCAGCTTGTAATTGTAATTGAGAAAGTAACATATCTCTATAAGATTCTCGCATCTTATTATACTTCATCTTATCTTCAAATGATCTTTTATCACCTCTTTCTAACAATGGAAATTTCTTAAACGCTGCTTCTGATGCTTGCCCTCTTAAACCATCAGTTACCATATTAGTAAGTGTTTTTGTCGCTTCTTGCATTTGTTTTAATAAAGCTGCTATCTTTTCTGATACATCATTTATAGCACCACCAAATATAACACTTAAAGCTTTAGCACCCTCATCTGAAAAATCTTTCCATGCAACACCTAATTTTTTAACACCTTCTCTTTGGTTACCAGTCTCTTCACCAATTCTCTTAATAGACTCTTCACCTTTTATTAATGTCTCATTCAAAAATGCTTGTTTCTTTTCTGCATCTGTTAGTTCATCTACGGTCTTACCAATTTGTCTAGCATAATTTTTATATGCTTCTTCTAACTTAACTATGATACCTAAGTTATCAAGAATCATAGCTGATTGTCTACCTACTGCAACAACAATATCATTGAAAGCTTCTGTAGCTGTCTGTCCTGTTATTTTCATTGTTGCACGAGCTATTCTCATTAATGATGCTATCTTTGTTGGATCCACACCTAATAGAATAGCTTGACCTGCTGATCTCATTAAATCAGTTGTTACTATAGTTTCATTTGAAATTGTCTTGAGATTTGATATTATTTCTTTAGAATTTAAACCATGAGATGATGTAAGATTAGTAAATGCCTCTTCCTGTGTTCTTAAAACATCACCTAAATTTGATTCTTTAATAAGTTTTTCTAATGATTTATATACTACAGTTAGAGCAATTATTGGTACTGCTGCTGCTTTAGCGAATGATTTGACTTTATCAAAACTACTTGACATTTTATCAGTAGAATTTTTAGTAGCTGTTTCTAATTTTTTAATAGAGGTTATAGCACCTTTGCTATCAACTTCTAGCACAAATTTTACACTTTCAGCAGCCATAATTTTTTCCTCTATTTTTTAGGTTTAGATTTGTTGAATATTATCATTGCTTCATTAAGAAATGCAACCATATCACGAAATATTATCTTATATTCGTTTCCTTTATATCCTTCTGCAGTAAGAACGTCTCTTATGCTAGTAGTATTTAAATTTAAACTATTTTCATCAGCTTTTATAAATAATGAAAATTCATATGTTTCAAATATAGCTAACATATTCCATATCTCAGGACAAGGTTCAACAAATCCTTGATGACATTTATTAATACAATCTACATCCAAACCTAGTTGATTATGTTTCTTTATACACTGATCACAAGTTCCTTTCTTTCTATCACGAAATATAAATTTACAATAGTCAACTAAATTTTTTTTTTAGAAACATTAATTATATCATTATTTATAACTGCGCTCTGTACACATATCCATTGAATAATTGCTTCTGAATAATTGAATATGAACTCTTTATTTTCATCTGAATATGGAACTTCTTCACCATCAATAGATTTAATTCCTGACCAATCAACTAAACAATATGTCGCTTGTTTATATAGTAATTCCATGAATGATGCATTTGCACCTGGACGTAATGATCTAACTGAAATTGGAAATGGTCTTATTTTGAATTTAACATCTTCATCATAATCAAACCATTTTTCTTTGGATGCTTTCTTATCTATAGTAATCATTTTTAAAATCCCCCGTTTAAATTATTATTTACGCTCTTGTCCAATTATCTGACACACTAAAATCAAACGAAACTGGAATTACCGCATCCTCCGCAGTTGCTTCTGTGTTATAGTTTGAAATATATACTGCTGTTCCTGAATAATATTCAGTATCATTAATATATAATCTAAAGTCAGTTAATGGTGTTCCTGCAATATAAGCAGCTTCAATTAGAATTTGTCCAGTTGAATCTGAAGTATTTAAGTAACCTGAAACTGATCCTGAAATTTCTCTCATGCCCATTCCATGAACCTTTGTGATTGTTGATCCAAAAGTTGCACCAGTTATAGGCGCCTTAGAATCGCTAATTGACCATGTTGCTAGATCTAATACAGTAACATCACCTAACTTTACTACTGCATCTATACCTGTTTGAGTAGCCATATTTATATCTCCTAAATTTTAATCCCTGTATAATACAGAGAATGTTAATCGAGCTTGTTTTACAGGATCCGAAGGACCACCTATATATACAATTGATTGTTCATCAAATGCAGTCTCAGCTCTAAACGTCCAATCTGTGCTTCTAATAAAATCTTCAACTTCATCTTTGAATTTATAAATATCATCATGTATTTCTAAATCCGGCTGATTATCCATGAACATATCCAAAATTATTAATATGCTTTTATAATAGTGACCACCCATTATCTTATGTTCAGTATCTATTGTTATTGTATCACCTGAAAAACATATAGCTGGTTTATTTTTAAAGTCCTCCCACATATACTCACCAATTTTAAATTCACTAACATCTATACGTGTTGAATTATTATATTTGGTTTCAAGGTCAGATTTTAATTGCTTTAACACTAAATAATCTTTGCTATCTTGCATTTTTGATGACCTCCTTCTTTATAGCTTGTTGAATTATTCTACTTATCTTTATTTTGTTGTCTTCAATAGCTGGTTTCATAAATGGTCTTGCAGGTATGGTAACATTTCTATTCCTACCTGCCTTACCACCATATTCATGTATAGCAGCATACTTAACAACATTACTTATAGTTCCTTCAACTCCATTTTTAACTTCTTTAGTTTTAGTTTTTATACTCTTTCTTAATAGACCACTTCTAACTTTTAATTTACCAGGTCTACCAAATGATTTCTTTGCTTCACCTTCTGCAAATAACATTCCATCTGTAACACCTTTAAGAAGACCAGCTCTAAATGCTTTACCTTTATTTAATTTTTCTAACTCTTTTTTAGGTAAATTTAGTTTAATCTTCATTATAATAGTGTCCATTTTCTATATTTGTCCATAACCTGCAACGATTGTTTCATCCAACCTTTCTCTACTCTTGTTACTCCACCTTTAGAATCTGTTCTAGAAGCAATACCAACATTTAATTTTTCGTTATATGATCTAGTAACTTCCTCAATACATACATCTTTCAAATCAACTATTTGATCTTCAGTATATCCTGCATTATATATAACCTTAATATTCTCATTACCTTTAGTAAATATTGTATATTTTAATAATATATATGTGCCATCAGTTGAAATTCTATAATCAGATGCATCAAATTCAGTGCCACTTTCAAATTCCCAATAAGAATCAGCATTTAGTTCACTAATTGAATTTATAGGTGAATTGTTTGTATATAATCTTATACCTCCATCACCATTATAATATTCAGTATAATCTTGAGCTAATATTTGTGTCATACCTATATATTTGGTTATACCTGCTGTTTTAGATATAATCATTCTATCAATTAGATCATTAACCTTATCATTACTTGTTTCTTTGATTCCTAATTGTCCTAAAACATCGTCTAAGGAGCATAGTTTTGATGTAGCCATATATTATCTCCTATTTATGATGATATATTATTTAAAAATAAAGGGGACCATATTTCAGATCCCCTACTAAGGTTAATTATTAGTCGTTTCTTTTAGCCACTGTCCATGCACCAGAACTAGATGCAGTTGCATGATCGTCAATATTACCGTCCATTCTTGCTTTGCAAATGAACTGAGTAATATCTTCTTTCATTTTAATATAAGGGTTGACCATAGAAACAAATTCACTACCTCTAATAAAGATAGTATAATGTTTAGGATCACCAAATGCTAATCTAATAGCACCATCTTCAGGAGCATTAGCAATTGCAGGGGTAACTACATACTGAGCACCAAGTAACATTTGAGAAGGTCTTCCATTAATAGGAACTTGCTGAAAAATAGGTTTACCAGTTGTATCAACCAATGCTGAAATATCTTTCAATGCACCTCTTGATCCAAACCATTTAGGATCACCTAAAATTCTTTCCCATTCTAATGCATAAAACATAGTATTCAAATTAGCAAATGTGAATACAACACCAGCAGTGGTATCAATAGAAGCTGATGCATCTGAAACACTAGAAGTAAATTCAGTTCCATTAAACATTTCATCATCTACATTTTGTCCAACTGCTTCTGCTTGAAATGGAATTATAATCTGATTAACAATATCAAAGTTAGCATCATCAAGTTGATCATTATATAATTCAATATAGTTACCAACTCTTTTATCAATAGTCCATGTTAACTGACCGATTGTAGATGTTGCTACTCTATTAGCTGTTCCAGATGATTGACTATCAATAGTATCTCTTGTTCCTTTAGTAGGTAGTTTAATCACTGGTGCATTTACTTGAACCACATTTGCATAACTCAATGCTACTGAACTTAACTCTGCTAATCCCATTACTGCATTACCATATTGAACTGGAATTGCATTTGAACCTTCAAATACTTTTTCAATAGCTACATCATTAAATACTGCACCATTTTGTTGTGTAATAGCTTGTTTGACCATAACAGTAGCAACTTGGTTAGCTTCATCTGAATTTAATGTGCTTCTAAAGTTCTTACTCATATTAGGATCGAATCCTTTGAACAAGAAAGTATTAGTTCCAGTATTTTGTTTTAAAGTAACCAATTTACCTTGCATACCTTCTAACTGAGCTTTTAATTCAGTATTAGTTTCAAGGACTTTAGCATTAGTTTCTTCTTGTTCATCCATTTTAGTTTCCATAGCTGCAATTTTATCATTAGGCATTTCCTGAACTACTTCTTTGATAATACCTTTTAACTCTGCTCTTTTGTCTTCCATAATACACCTCATTTTAATTTGAAATTAAGTTATTGTTTGTTTGTGAGGTTTCATATAGTTGCTAAGTAATATGCACATAATTATGGCTTACTCGCCTATACAAACTTCTATTTATAAATATTCATCAAGAATATTATAAGTCGTATCTTTATTATCTTTCATTACTATAAATTCATCATATAAACTTTTATAAATGCTTTCCTCTTCCTCAGATTCCATTTCTTGCTCTTTAACAAGTAATTCAAGCTCAGCAATCCTTGCCTTCATTAATATGTTCTGATTTTTTATCAAAGTTTCATCTTCAGTTTCTGATTTAGTTTCTATATTTGTAATATCTTCATCAACTTCAACATGATCTGGTTCATTGAATGATTTAAGTTCATCTTCAGTTATGATACCTTCATCAAATGCTTTAGTTAGACATTTACCAGTAGTAAGAGCATCTTGGTTCATTGGTATAGGAACAATAGATAATTCAAATAATTCTGAATTATTAACTATACGTCTAACTGATTTACCATTTTGTTTCTTACCATCAGGATATTCCATTGTATCATAATTTGGGATAATACCAATTGACGTAGCATTTATATATCCACCCTTAACAAGTTTGAATACAGTATCTGCAAATGGATATTCTTCTTCAGTTGCAAATTGAACTTTAATAATAACTTCATCACCTGTCTTACGAACTGAAACAGCTTTACCAATAGGTGGATCACCATGGTTATGACTCCACATGATAACTGGATTTTTCTTAAACTCTTTGAAATTCATACCTTTTATCTTAACTACATCTCCACCCCTGTCAACAACCTCTTTAGAAGCAATAAATTCAACAACTCTACTATCTTCCTTAGAAGTTTTTAATTCCATGTCCGAATTGAAATACATCTTCTTGTTCATGTTATTACTCCTATTACCCCGTTAATTTAAGTTACCACTGGAATGTATGTACAACGACAATTTATGTTATCAGCAGCTCCTCCACCACCATCATTTGGAAATTGTTGTCCATTACTATATACATAATTATAATCAACTACTCCCATTGATGCATTATGTGCATGACTATCTCTAACATCACCATCTCCAGCATCTAACCATTCTTTTTTAACAACACCTGAAGATCTATATCTTTCATCTGTAGTTTTATGTATAACCTCACCTGTTTCAGTTCTTGCAATCATTCTTGATCTAGCAGAGTTCATCTTATATACTCTTGTTATATTCTTTGCTATATCATCTATTGTATCACCTGCATTAACTCCATTCTTAACTTGAGTTTTTATCAATCTATATGTATGATTTGAAATCTGTGTTATTTTATTAGTTAATGATGCAACCACAACTACAGATGCAGCAGGTTCAGCAGTTGCTCTAATAGTGGTTATAGCTAATAAGTCAGCACCTAATGAAGCTGAATGATATAATGGTTCCATTACTTTAGATAGGTTATCTTTATTAATAGTTATTGTGTTTTGAATTTCAGCTAATAATGTATTTAAATCAATTGACGACTTAACATTATCATATTTCAATACTAGTTTCATAACCTGTCCTAATTCACTACTAAAAAATTTACCAAGTTTCCCTGCCATTATTTTAGATGATCTTCTAAATAGTTTATTATAATCTCTTATAAACCTTGCTTTATTAACCTTATTAGATTTATCTTCTATTTCTAATGCTTTTGAAATTGTTTCTAATGATTTAGTATCTTCTTTAGGTTTCTCTGCAACTGGTTCATCATATATAAAATCATCCATAGGAACAAACCCAGTAGGCACTAATCTTACATCACCACGAGGATCATTCATATCTTCCATACCAAGATCAAATTTTTCATTAATCTCATTTGTTGTATAACCTAATGATTGATATAATACTACTTGTTTCATGATAGATTCAGCAGCTTCTTTTAATTCAGCAATCTCAGAATAATTATATTTGAATGTGAACCCTGGAAAGAATTGTCTAAATAATACTTGGTTAATTTTATCTTGAATCATTACCATTTTTGGTTTTAGGTTGTGTATCCATAACATTCTAGTTGCTTCTTCTGATACTGATCTATTAACCTGATCTGTTACACCAAATAATGATTTATGAATACCTAACACAGCTAATATGCGATCTCTAATATCTTTTCTAGATTCAAGGTATTGCATCTCTCTCATTGTCTGACCAAAATCTTCATATCTAATTCCACCAGGTAATCCAAGAGTTTTATATGCTTTCTTATAACTTTTATGAATATAATCAAATTGATCAACTACTACTTTCATATCTGAGTGTCTTGCTTTTCCTTCTGGATCATAAAAGAATCCACCAATTTGACCAAAGTTTTTAAAGAAACTAGTATTGTATTCAATTGCTGATTTTTCATTTAATAGATCAGCTTTAACAACATCAACTGGACTTAACCCTCTTAATTCATTATCTGGGTTCATTAGTTGCATATATACTAATCTTTCTTCTATTATTATTCTAGATGTTGAACCATAAGAATATTTCCAATTATTTGTTCCTTTCACTCTTGTCATATGTTTTGGATTAACTGGTTGTAAATGAAAGAAAGGGTCTTCAACAATTTCAATCATAAACTCACCTCTATAAAAGAAATATATTAGAGCTGTATATAGTATTTGTTTAAGAGACATATTTGGATGAGGTTTTTTAATATCAAATCCTTTAGGTAATTTGAAATCAGGAGGCATAATCTCATCACCTCTATATATATTAACAGGTAATGATGATCCCAATGATGCTAGCATATCAATACCTCTATATATAGTATAATGACTACCATATACATCATTATTACCAGTATTGTACCATTGGACATTACCGTTATTGTCTATACCCATCAAAGCTGAATTAATAGATTTGGTTATAATATCTTCTAATGCAATAACCTTATTATCCAAATCAGAATTGTCTTTTTTAAACCATTTTAATATGTCCATATTATATTTCCTATTTATTCCCCCGGCACCGTTATTGTATAATCAACCCTGTTATAATCTTCGACAGCATATCTTAATGCATCTATATAATGATCATTACCATCTTCTAATTTTGGTAATATTTGACCAGTATGTTTGTCTATCTTATAACTATACATTAAAAATTCCTGAATAACATCTTTTAAACTTTCATGTATAACAATTGTATAATTTTGTAAAAATGATATCCCTTCAACTACACTTCCTGGTCCTTTCTTTGCTGATTGAATATAAAAATCTTTATTTTTTAGATAACTTATTAATTCAGGTCTTGCACTATCACAAGTAATCATCCATTCTTTACATCCAGGAATTACTTGTTCTAAAAATCTTGGTGTATCATCTATCTCTAATTTTAATTTTCTATTTGCTTTATCTATATACAAATGATTTGTTTCTTCATCTATCCAACATCTTATAAATGCTAAATAATCTTGTGAGAATCCTGGATCCAATCCTTGATAAAATGTTACATCTTCAGGAGTTTCAAAATTATCTATTTTAATCTTATCTTTAAATACTGCTGCTTCACTAATAGTAAGTATCTCACCTAACCATACATTTTTATATTTATCTGGATTATTTTTTCTATCAAATTCCATTTCTTTTTTTAATACATCTGGAAAAAATGGATTATCATAATAATTAACTTTCTTAACTATTGAATCTGGTCTACCTTCTTTAACAAACATTCTATATACAGGGTCTGTTTCATATAATGTATTAAACCCAATCCATATTTCAGAATCAACAACTCTGATTGTTGGAATTAAAATATCCATACTTTCTTGTGATATAGTTTGTCCTTCTTCTACAAAACAATATTTAATTCCTTCTAAACTTTTAATTTTAGAAGCATTTGATTTTAATCCAGCAAATATAAATTCAGTTCCATTTAAACCAATAACTGAATCCCGAGTTGATGTATAAAAATATTCCAAACCTAATTCTTTTATTTTTAAATCTAATAATGATTTAACACTATCTTTTATGCTGCTTTGAAATTCCCGACATGCAAGAATCTTACATGATTCTTGTGTTCCTAATATAGCTAATGCAGTAACAAAAGAGTGCGACTTACCAGCACCACGTCAGCGTCCCCCGTAATAGATTTTATATCTACACGGGGAAAATAAATCCTCAAATATTTCTGGTATCTCAATATTAATATCCATATAATTTATTCCCCCCATAACCATGCCAAAATAAATGACATTCTTTACAAATAATAATAAGATTAGATTTATTATTATTAGTTCTATCTTTATCTATATGATGACATTCTAATCTATTTGTTGATTTACATAAACAACATTCTTTATATTTCTTTCTTAACTCTCTTGACCAATAATCAGCATTTCCACCTTTCCATTTATATTGTTTAGGACCTGCACATACCCCAATCATTCCCTTACTAATATTATCTTTCCATTCTTCACTAATAACTCTACCAGTATTTGCTTCACTTAATTTTTTTCTTGTTTCAATAGAAACTGAATGACCAGTTAATTTTCTCGAGGTTTCTGGTCTTAAACATTTCATTTTATTTTTAGATTCTTCTGAATGTTTCCTACCATACATTGGATTTTTAATTCCACACATTCCATACATTGCATTATTAATACCAATAGTTCTTTCTGATATTTTTTTTCTCATTTCATCTGTATATTCAAATAATTGTTTCTTTTTCATTGCAGGACAACTATTATGTGATTCACTACAACACCATGTAGCATCACTGAATTGTTTTATACCTTCTTGTCCACAACCATACTTACATAAATTGTTCATAATCTTATCCTCTACTTAGGAATTAAAAGGGCGGGTTATGAAGTAGCATAACCCTTTACTGGAGCTACCACCCTTAGTTATTAATCTATATCAATATTCTTTGATTTTATAAAACTTACCTTCACCTCGGTATCTTGTGGAGTTGAAATTTCAGTATGTGTTTCAGCTATAGGACGCCCATAAAAGTGTTCAAATAGAAACTTACGTGCATCTGCTATTTGAATAGAACTGAATTTATGTTTAAAGAATCTACGTTCACTTGGTTTTGTATTATTATAATCCACTTTTGAATCATATTCTGCTATCTCAATCATGTTTAATAACAATTGCTCACAATCCGGACCATAAAATCTTTTCATTATCTTATCTAATATGTCTCTTTTTTTAGGAGGACGACCGGCTGGATTGAGAGGAGCTGTTCCAGGTAATACTCTACCTGTTTTAGGATCTCTTAATATTGATTTTTCCATAAACCCTCCAGTTAATTGGTATCTTTATTACGTATATCTTCAAACAATTTTGTAATATGTTTATCATATATCCATTCTTTATTACTTATAGGATCTCTAATAATGAATTGACCACTTGTTTTATTTTTATTAAATGATTTTCTAATTACTTCATCTCTTTTTATAACTAAATCACACATTATTTCTTCTAATGATTTTTTAGGTTCATTTATATGTTCTATTTCTGAACTTGTGTGATCACCATCTTTTTTGAATATCCTATCATAGTTATCTCTATAAATTTTATTAGATGACTTGTGATTAGAGTTCATCATATTTTCTGTCATTAGTTATATTCCTTAATGATCAATAGTTAAAGAGAGTAGTGATCAGTTACTCTCTTTAGGAGGTATCATAGAACTGGGTGTATCAAGTCCAGTCCTATTAATATGTTCTATTTATTTAGTTGGATTAAGTAGTTGCATATTAACTCTTCCAATTAGCACACAAATATAGAACATATTATAAATGAATGATTATTGAAAGGAGGTATCATGGGACAATTATTTGCTGCATATGGTGATAATGTTTTAATTAAACGATTGGAACAAAAGGGAGACACCTGTAGAGGGATGGTTATTCATAGTGGACACTTTAGTCTTAAGCATGGGGATATGGTCTTATATGGCTATTCAGATTGGATGGAGATAGACTTATTCAATGATGAATATAATGAACAGACAATAGATTGTTTATGGAGACCAAAGGTTAGATGTATACTAGTAGATAAGGAGGTAGAATAATGGAACTAATTAAAGAGGATATTGGCAAATATAAATGTTCATATGATTGTGGTAATGATGCTCTATATTACTTTGCTAATGCTGATAAGTATTGTTGTTCTAATCATTTTAGTAAATGTCCTAAAACTAAAGATTTATTTGTTGCTAGAAATAAAAGTAGAATACCTAATTCAAAAATAGGTAAGATTAGGACTGCTATTGCTAATGGGACTGCTAAATGTTGTTATTGTGGGGAACCTGCTAAATACATAGTATCTGGACCAAGACCCGGTTGTTGTCAATCAATTAGAGAATGTCCTTCTTATCATAAAGTTATTGGTGATAACATGAGGAAAATGTATGCTATTAACCCTGCTATTAAGTTTAGAAAAAGACAAGCTATTGCTGATGTTCAAAAACGTCCTGATGTTAAAGCTAAAAAAAGAAAAGCTATGAAAATGTTACATAATAATGATTGTATACCATGTGTTGAATTTCAAGAGAATTATATTAAAGGTCGTGCTCATTTTAAAGAAACTATATATAAAAGGGACTATACTACTTTAGTTAATTATGGTTGTCCTATACATCATATTCCTTTAGATGTTGAAATTAGAAGAGAATTGGTTAATTACATTAGATATAAATTAAGTAATATACCTAAAAGGAGGTATCAATGATATATTTAAGAGTGTTATTATATATAAGTTCTTTTATACTTATATGTTTAGGTGTTATTGAATTTATAATTATGTTTTTTGGAGGATATTAATATGAGATACTTATTTCTGGTTGTTTCTTTTTTGTTTATTACATCATGTACTTATACAGGTGGGAACTATCAACCTTCTCATAGAATTAGAATGTATGATTCAAGTCACCACTATATCGGCTATCAAGTTATTACTAAGTATAAAACGAGATATTACGATGTTAACGATCACTTTATCGGTTATTCTAAATAGGAGAAAGGTATGATACTACACGGAGATTGTTTAGTTAAGTTAAAAGTGTAGGAGGTTACCATGAGGAAATGGACTTTGATTCAATTACTATAATTGTTAATATGAAAAAGGAAAGATAATGATTAAATTATTAAGATCATTTTATTATACACTTGAATGGTTAAGGGATTCTATCTTTATTGGTATTGGTTTATTTGGTATTGGTATTGGTTTATTTGGTATTGGTATAGTAATGATGTGTGTTTGGGCACTAGATGACAACACATAAAATATAGAACATATTATAAATGAATTATTCTTGCCGATACTTCATTTTGGTTTTTTCATTTTTTCATGATTTTAAAACTCCTTTAGTTAAATAAGCGCTCTCTTTCAAATAGTTGATTGAGGGTGCTTATTTACCGTCGGCATTAAATCTTATTACTTTATAACAATCACCTAAAATTAAACTCTGGTTATCTATGATCATATGTAATTCCTTTAGTTTCAAATCTGTTGTAAATTATCTTAACTAATTATCTTAATTATTAATCTTATCTTATAACCTAACTAACTATATCTAATCTCTTTGTATGTAATCTATAATCATATATATATATATTATAGTGGTTACTGGTAAATACAAAGAGAAATAGAATGATTAGTAGGGTTTATAGAGAGAAAATAAATATTACAAAGTGGTAGGTAATATTTATTTCTTACTCTATAATTGGTTTAAAGTGGTTAAGTTTCT